GTTCTTGCAACTGTAATAATGTCATATTCTGAATTTTCAAATTTATCAGCAATAGATTTACCAATACCACTGCTAGCACCGGTAATTAACATCTTTTTAGCCATGTCTTAGTTTCCTTATTAGATCTTCATAGTCAATTTTATATTCTTGACTGTACTGCCCATATAATTTAATTAATTCAGGTCTTAGTTCTGTGTCTAAGTGTTGAAGCATTTCAAAACCATCTTTTTTATATCTTTGCATGAGATTTGGAAAGTGTTTTTCATATACTTCTAGTTTGGTACTTGTGTTACTTAACTTACCAAAACGTTCGCAGTTTACTAATTCTTTCGTGACTTGTTCTTCTAAAAATGATAGCACAATTTCAGGTGTATATTGAAAGAAACCAGGAATAGCCATAATATCATGATGCTCAGCAAATCTATACCAAGAGTTAATCTTTTCACGCTCATACAAATACCAAGGCGCTTTATCATAATCATTTTTACTGTTTCTTATAATACGTCCATCTTTATAATCATAATATTGTTTTACATGCTTATGAGATATGTAACATTCACCCATACCCATGACAACAACTCCACCTTTTAGCTGTTCCATCAACCACATGTGCGGCAACATTCTAGGTGTAATGCACTTAGAAAACTGAGCGTACAAAAGACCCTTTTCAATTATAAGTTTTTCAACATCAAGTTCGTGCAGAATGTATTCTAAGTTATTTCTTTCACAAAAAGCTATTGCATGAGAAATATCGTGAATATTTTTAAAGTCTTTAAAAGCCATGATATGAATATTGATAGGTAAATTTTGTTCTGTAAAAGAACGAACCATCATTTCGCTTTCAGAACCACCACTAAACATCAGATCAACAGTTGTATCTTTCATTATAGAATAGTTAAAGATTTTTCTTGCGACATCATAACATTCTTCTTTAAAGCTAAGCGGCTGTCTTTCAATCTGACCAAACTTTGTCATGTATACATCACGCTCATTTTCTCGTTTATTAAACCAACTACCGTTATATCCCCATTTAAAATGGTTCATATATGTATATTGATGTTCTAACATAGTATGCATTTCTCTCGTAATTTAGTCAAGTCTATATGAATTTTTTCTTTGTCTTCTGATAACACAAAAAGACCGTTATATTTGCTGAGCATAGGACCTATTCTTTTAAATGCTCTTTTCTTCACAATATCATAATTGAGAACTAGTTCTTCCATTTTTTTCTTTTTACCGTCTACTACAACTGGAGGAACTAGCCAATCAGTTGGAACTTTATCTTTAGGCGTTTCATTCCAATTGTTAGGAATATTTTTAATATCATCTAAAGATATTAAAGTCATGTCCATATCTTTAGAAATCCATTTGTAAAATAATCCGAATATATTATGTATGTCTTGATCAATTTGTAGTGGGTGTAAAAGAATATGTTTTTCTATAAAACTCTGTTGTCCATAAACATGAAATTGCTTAGTATTTATTGCATACAAGATACTAATGAGTAGTTCAAACCAATCTTCTCTCCAGCAAATAAGCCAATGATGATTTAACAGCAAATCTTTAGTATAGTTTTGATCAATCAACTTAATCATGTCTAGATCCATTGGAAAAACTTTACCAAAGTAATCAGAAAAATTATATCTTTTATAGGAATCAACCCTAGCTTTTATATAAGGTAAAGTAGTTGATATGTTATTGCCAGCCACAGGAAACATAAAATCAGTTGCATCTACATTTTCTACATCTAAAACTAAAGCATCTTTACTTTTATTAGCAAGAGATATCATTCTTGGTTTATCTAGCCAATTAATTTCATATACTGAAGGTAAAATTCTAAATAGTTCATCGCAATAGCCTGGAGGATTATCGCTTTCAATGAGTAATTGTCTATACACAAAACGAGTAAGAGCAGTTGTTCCTGATCTTGGTAGACCACCAACTATTAAAGGTTTACTGTTATTGAACTTCATCATTTAGCGTCAAGCTTCTTATAACAGTTTCCATAGGCCAAGCTCTCATACCAGCAATCATTTTGAAACCTTTCCATTTAGTCATCTGAAAAGCTGGTATAATTTCTTCAGTCTTATGAGTCCATTTACCATTTGTTCTTTTTTCAAATCTACCAAAATATCTTTTTCTTCTTTTTTGATCAACGTGTGCTCTGCCATTAAAGATATAACTTTTTACATGACCTCTTTTCAAAGCTTCTTCACAGCAATGGGCCATAATATCTGCATTTAGCATCATACCTTTAAACCCTAAAGTTGGATCTGCAAAATGATTACCAAGTGTAGTGTAAGGAAAAAGTTTCCAGTAATAGATACCCATCATTACTTTTAAAACGCCGTCTTTAAAGTAACCAGTCATTTGATGATTAGGATCAGTTAGCCAAAGTTCCCAATATTCTTTATTGAAGTAATTTTCATAGTCAATGTCTTTTTTAGGCACACCCATGTAATTGTCTTGCTTATTCTGCAATTCAATAACATCATCTAGATGAGAAATGTCTAGATTAATGAATTCCATAGTCTTTGTGTGTCCATGATTTGATCATAATTTTTTCTGGCCAAGTTTTATAACCAGTTAGACTTTGAAAACCTTTCCATTTGGTCATTTGTCCAGGTTCTACAATTTCTTCTATACAATGAGTCCAACTCTCATTCATCAACTTATTAAAGTTTTCGAAAACAATTCTTCTTTTTGGATGTGTAACATAATCATACATATCATAATTTGAAGCCATATAGATCTTTACTCTGCCTTCTTCAAATATTTGATCAAAACAATATTTTTCGTGATTTGGAAAAATAGACCTTACCGCAAAACCTAAACCAGGTGCTGAAATAGCATTTTTTCTAGTAGCATATGGCATTAATCCCCAGAAATAACAGCTTGATAAGCATGCAAATTTTCCGTCTTTAAAAGTCGCATAAGTCTTTTTGTTTTCGCCTACAATCCAGTCTTCCCAATATTCTTTAGTATCCATTGTATCGTCAAAACCAACATCATCTTTCATAAAGCCCATATGTTTGACTTGTTGTTTTGCTAATTCAGTTACCCACTCAACATCTTTATATTCTAAGACTCTGTGAGTTAAATTACTTGTTGAATTCATTTTTTTCTTCCTGTAAGGGATTGTAGTTAACTTTTAAAAGCCCTTGCTTTTGAAAATGCTCGTGTCTGATATGTGGTTTTATCTTTGCGCATTTGATAGCCAAATCAGTAGGATGTGGTCTATATCCTAGTAACATCTTCTCAACATCAAATTTAGGTTCTTCTCCTGCAGGTATGATGTTCTCAATAAAGACATTATATCTTTTAAATGTCTTACTAGCATTATACCATATTTGCTCTCTTTTATTCCAAGCTTTTGTAGATGTCACCCAATAGAATTGTGTGTAACCTTTAGATTCAGCATACTCAGCACATCCATCAATTGCTTCAGCCATACCTTTAGTTACTTTGTAGAAGTTATTGTACTCTGGGTCTGTAATCATATTACCTACATACCAAGTTGGTAATCTTCTGGTTGCAAATCTTTGGGTGACAATCATTCGAAGTTCACCTTTATCCCAAACACCAATTGCTCTACCAGCATTTAGTTCACTAGGCAATCCTTCAGGAGTCCAAGTAAAATCCATGTGCTCTTCCATGAATACTTTGTATTGTTCATCAATATTGTCAGATGTTCTAGAGTTTTTTGATCCAACTTGAGAAAGTTGAATATATCTTTTCATCATCAGATCATAAATGATTTCACCGTCATCGCGTGTTAATTCACGAGTTGCGCCTGCCATAATATACCTCTATATTATTTATAAATAGATCATGGATATAAAATCATATTTACGACCTAACTCTAGCTGGTTCAAATTCCAGCATCTAGCATTACTAGGATTTTTTGTTTATGCTTTGACTTTAGAAGTGCCTAATTACTATTGGTATATCTCATTTGCTATGTGGTTTACAATCATTGCGCTTGGAATCAATTTTACATATCACAGGTTACTCAGTCACAAGTCTTTTAAGACATATAAACCTGTTGAATACGCTTTTTCATATTTAGGCTTACTCGCAAATACTGGTTCAGCTCTTGCTTGGGTAATGATGCACAGACAACATCACCACCATACAGATAAGAAATATGATCCACACTCTCCGCACGAACATGGTTGGAAAATTCTATTTTCTTTTTATGATGATTCTTATTTTAAAGAGAAACCAAGTGCTGCACTAATGTATGCTCGTCATATGCTTAGAGATAAAGTTCACATTTTCATGCACGATTACTATCATGCTCTGATTATTGCGACTTATGCAGTTGTATACTTTACATTAGGATTTGAAGCACTTCTATTTGGATTAATTGTACCATCTTTTATGGGTGTATTTTCTACCAATATGAGTAATTACTTTAATCACAAAAGTGGTTATAGAACTTATGATACAAAAGATGGTAGTAGAAATACACCTTGGATGTTGATCTTTGCTTTAGGTGAAAATTGGCATAATAACCACCATGCTAAACCTTCAGAGCCATTGCCTGGAGAAAAATGGTGGGAAATAGATCCAGTAAGTCCATTTGTACGCTTATTGCGTATTACCAAATAGCTTTTTCCATATCTAAAATATCTTGATAGTTTTTTTCTAAACGTCCAAAGATTCTTAATTGTAGTCTATGGCTGTTTACTTTTGGAACACAATGAGGTGTAGAGTCGTCAAAATGCCAAAAAGTATTAGAATCTTCATCAATTGTGTGTGTATTACTAAATTCATCTATGAAATGTAGATTACCGCCACCAGTCAAAATGTTTATTGTTATACTTGCATTACCATCAGCATAATATTTTTGGTTCATAATACGACCAGAATCAGCATGAATCACGCCTGAAGTATTAGGCTTCAATGAGATTACTCTTGTAGTGGTTACATATTCGAACCATGGTAAGTTTTTGATAACTGATTTTGTATATGGAACATCATCACGCCAAAACCAAGGTTCATCATGTTTTACCCAAAGTGGCACAGTTCTATTTTTATCCCAACTTTGACGTTTAGATCTTTCATCAATGTATGTTAAACTATTCATGAAAAAAGTATCAGCACCGTCTTGAAGTTCACCATCTTCGTCATAGTGAGTTACTGATGCAGTATCTTCAAATTTTGTTTCATTAAAAGCAGCAGGTGATTTATGATGAGATTGACCATCAAAAAACGTTGTGGTTGCTACAATGCTTTCACCTAATACACCAGAAGAAGAAAGTTCCCAAAGGATTTCTTCTTTATCTATTTCAATTTGATCTTTTAAAGGTGCAAATAACGGTATCATAGGTATTTTACTGCAACGTGTTGTTCAGTGTAATTAATTATTTTTGTTTCAGGTAAGAATTGTAATTGCTTATATGTATCTGAATTAGATAGACCAAATGCTGTAGCTTTTCCATCACTAATTCTTTGTAGAAACTCGAACAACCACTGATTGTAACTATTAAATGTAAGATAGGCTTTTTCATATCCATTATGTTTGGCCCATTCAAATTGCGCTGGAAATAAATGATTGCCATGGAGATATTTAGTGCGATGTTCTTTCATAGTCCATGTTCTTGAGCCACATATCAAAGTGTTTGATTCATCAGCATATGTATATGCACCAGAAATACCCGCAAGTTGATTATCAATATAAGCAAGGAAGAGGCGACCAGTATCTTCGTCATACTTATGTTGATGGAATAATTGCGAGTATAGAGTATTAGGTTTATTATCCCAATACATATTGACATGGGCTGGTTCACGCATATCATTAGAAGCTGTTTTGCAGAAGGATTTCAGTTCATCGACCAAATGTTCACTGTTTTCAATCTGTTCTCTAGATACAATTTTAATCTCAACATCCATATAATAGTTATACTCCATCCGAATAAATAGTTTATGGAAAAAGAAACTGATAGCATTAATAATGAAATCGTTGAAGTAGAGACCAGCGTTTCCAAGGTACTTCAACACAGGACGGATGATTACGAGTATGCAAGAGAAGTTCTATACGTAGCATCGGAGAAACTTCAGGACATACTTGATAGTGCAGTTCAACTCGCGCAGGAGTCTGAGCACCCGCGGGCCATTGAAGTTGCATCTAACTCTGCCCAAACATTAGCTGATGTAGCAGGTCGCCTTATGGATCACCATTTAAAAACTAATAAAATGAATGGTCAACTTGAAAGCGAAAAAAATGTTACTAACAATAATTTAAATGTTAAGCTAAATACAAAGGACTTACTTGAGCTTTTAGGTAAGGAATAACTATATAATGACTCAGGCAATCTCTGCTAAAGAGTACGATTCTCAATTACATAGTGGCTGGAAAAAATTTGGTGATGAGTTCTTTGCTACCAAAAAAGCTTTGTTGCAAAATCTTGCAGCAAAAAGACTCTATCCAGATGCTCCTACAAAAGAAACACATCCAGAACTTTTTGATAAATCAGATGCTATTAGTCACTACATTGGTAACCCCAATATTAAAGCAGCTCACCAAAATCTAGAGTATACTCCTGAACAGTTAAGAGAATACAAAAAGTGTATGGAAGATCCTATATACTTTGCTGAAACATATATGAAAATTATGTCTGTGGATTATGGCGAAATTCCATTTACGCTGTATGATTTTCAAAGAGATATGATTAATGATTTTAAAAACGATCGCTTTAATATATGTAAATTGCCAAGACAGTGTGGTAAATCTACAACGAGTGTATCGTTTATTTTATGGTTTGCATTGTTTAATCCAGGTAAAACTATTGGTATTCTTGCTAACAAAGGTGAACTTGCGCAAGAAATTCTTGGTCGTTTACAACTCGCTTATGAGAATCTTCCCTTTTGGTTACAACAAGGTGCAGTTTCATTCAATAAAAGATCTGTAACACTAGAAAATGGTAGTAAGATAATTGCAACATCTTCTTCAGGCTCAGCAGCTCGTGGCATGTCTTTCTCTCTTATCTTTCTAGATGAGTTTGCTTTTGTACCTGCAAATGATGCAGAAGACTTTTTTAGATCAGTTTATCCTACAATTTCATCTGGTGCAGATACAAAGATGATTGTAGTTTCTACACCTAAAGGTATGAATCACTTTTACAAAATGTGGACTGAGGCTGAAAAAGGCAAGTCAGCATTTAATCCAATCAGTATTAATTGGTGGGATGTACCTGGTAGAGATGAAGACTGGAAACAAGAACAAATTGCTAACACTTCTGAAGATCAGTTCAGACAAGAATTTGAATGTCAATTCATTGGTTCAGCAAATACTTTGATATCACCAACTACTTTAAGTGCTATTCCATTTGTAGATCCGCTTAAACAATATGAAGGTGTAGATTACCATGAAGAAGTAGTTCAAGGTCACAATTATCTAATTTGTGTGGATACTGCAAGAGGTATTCGTCTCGATTATTCAGCTTTTGTGGTTGTAGATATTACTAGCATACCTTATAAAGTTGTAGCAAAATATCGATCAAATGATATATCTCCAATGATCTTTCCACAGTTTGTATCAAATATTGGTAAGTACTATAACGATGCATGGGTTTTAGTCGAATCAAACGATATGGGTGGTCAAGTTATTAACTCATTGGTATTCGAATTAGAATACGAAAACATGCTAAAAACTGTGGCAAAAGGCAGAGCTG